GCTCTTTATATTAATAATATGTCAGAAGAAGAGGCGGCGACTTTAATGGGGTATAAGACAAACGAAAAAAATAGGGTCCCCGGCTATAAGCAAATTAAAAATGTTAAAAAATCAATAATACAAAAAGTTAAAAAGATGTTGAAGGACGGAGATATTGAAATTTTATGAGCTCCAAAAATATAGAACTTAATGAGGACCAACAGTTAGCATTGTTGAACGAATGGAATAATCGTCCTGATGACCCCCCTTATATTAAAGAGTTAATCGAATTAGTCTTCCCGGATATTCCTGAAGATATGAGGGATGGAAGATCTAAGTACGGAAGAGCTGTAAAGAAATTTCTGGCTGAAAAGAGTCTTAAAGCTAAGGTGTCTCATAAATATTATCCAAAAGAGAAAACTGAGCTCACGGAGGATCAGAAAGAATTTATCTCGAATAATTGTGGCGCGATGAAGCCCATGGAGATGGCCAAGGTAGTCTTTGATGACCCAAGTATTTCCCCCTTAGATCTCAGATACAAGGTGTTGTTTGAGTTTCTTAAGACGATAAATAACAAAGTTAAATATTCGGATGTAACGAATGAGGAGACTGCCGCAGAGGGAGGGTATTCTCCACCCAAGTCAGAAGCTCGCGCATTGGTCAGAGTCAACAAGTACGTTTACAACGGAATCGATAAGGAAAAAGTCACCACTAAAATAAAAAGGAATTTGTATACCCTAATTGGGTACATGCACACCTTCCGTTTCCTTCATCAAATTAGCACTTATAATATTGAGACAGATAGAGAACTATTCGAAAGTAGTTTTGTAAGATATACGTGGGACAAACCCGACCTTACCCAAGAGGAAGTTGATCAGTACATTGTTTTGGCTGCAGAAGTAGTTATAGCGTCAAATATCCAAAGGCGTGTCGAGAGACTGCAGCAATTACTAGATCAAAATGCGGAAGACACGGAGGGTCGCAGAATGGCGATGAGTTTAGTGGAAGCCATTAACACAGCCCAAACAGAATACAACCAGTGTGTCAATCGCCAGACCAAGTTGCTTAATGAACTGAAAGAGAAGAGAAGCCAACGTATGAGTAAGATGATGCAGGAATCGGCTTCTATATTAAATCTCGTGGAACTTTGGAAAGATGAGGAGTCTAGGCGTAAGATGATTAAGATAGCTGACCTTAGAAAGAAAAACGTCTCTAAGGAAATAGAAAGGCTAACCTCAATGGAAGAGATCAAATCTCGCATCATGGGGATAAGCGAAGAGGAAGTTTTAAATGGTTGAATGTAATGTCTGCAAAAAAGAATTTGAAGAGGACAAGAATCTTCATTTACATATCAAAGCTCACAAACTTTCGATAGGAGATTACTATCAAACTCAATTCCCCCGACATGATCTCCACACGAAAGAACTAATAAAATTTAAGAGTAAAGAACAGTATTTTTCCGCAGACTTTAACAACAAAAGAAATTTAAAAAGTTGGCTTAAGGAGGCTCCTCTCGAAAAAGCTAGAAAATATTGCAAAGGACTCCTCACAAAAAGAAAAAGAGAGAAAGGTTTGAAATACGCCCCTACAGAAGTAGAGATGAGAACACTTTTGGTGCCACCTATTTCCTACTACCAGATAATTTTTAAAGACTATTATAAATTATGTGAAGAGATAGGCTTGAAGAATAAACTTTCCCCGTTGCCTCGTCAAAGACTAGATGAAAAAATAAAATTCAAGGAGGAGTTCGACAAGGATCATCTTATTTACATTGATTCGCGAGAACAAAACCCCCTCCAAATAAAAGATTTCCCCACGGAAGTTAAAGGGCTCAAGTTTGGAGACTATTGCCTTAACGACAAGGAGAAAACTGGAAACTGTTATATCGAGAGAAAGTCTGTTCCTGATCTTATCGGGACTTTGAGCGCCGGTTTAGAAAGGTTCGAAAATGAAATAAAACGTGCTGAGGAGGAAGACGCGTATATGGTGATTCTTGTAGAAAGGAAACTCGAAGAGTGCTTGGCATTTAATAGGCTGCCGTACGTGTACAAAAAAAATACCCGCGTAACTCCTGATTTTATTTTCCACAACGTTCGGGAATTAATTCAAAAATTTCCGCATATTCAATTCCTGTTTGTTGACGGAAGGGTGGAGTGCGTAAGGATCGTAAAAAAACTTTTGCTAACCAAGATATTAAAAACCAAATTTGATTTGCAGTTAGCGTACGATTTAAAGTTATTGTGATATGTGGTATTGTCCGGAAAAATATAATCGCCCCATTGTCGATATAAACAAGGAGTCCCTTGCGCTAAAGGGGGAGCTTGGGGATCGACAGGCTAAAATCACATTAGCTAAATTCATGCGTTCTAATCTTGGGTTTACTACAGAACTCCTGTCGGGTATTAAATTAGCTCTTTACCAAGAGATAACTCTCAAAGCATTTTTCAATAGAAACTTTAATATGTGTGTGTGGGGACGTGGCTGTGGCAAAAGTTTTATCGCGGCCGTTTATTGTTTTCTTCAATGTATTTTTGAGCCCCGTACAAAAATCCTTATTGCGGGGCCGACCTTTCGTACAGCTCGTTTTATTTTCAACAACATAGAAAAAATAGTTGAGTCCAAAGAAGCTCAAATGTTGGCTCACGCTTTCGGTGCTAAATCCAAACGTAACGATCAGTTCGAGTGGAAAATTAATGAGGGTACTATAACAGCTATTCCGTTAAGTGGGGAAAAGATTCGTGGTTTTCGCGCTAATGTTTTAGTTCTTGATGAGTTCTTGCTGCTTCCCGAAGATACCATCAAAACAGTGTTGATGCCTTTTTTGGTGGCTCCTCAAGACATGGCAGAGAGAATAAAAATAAGGGAGATGGAAGATGATCTTATTGAGAAGGGTAACATGAAAGAGGAGGAGCGGATTATATTTACAAACGATTCAAAAATGATAGCGTTGTCTTCTGCGAGTTATAGTTTCGAAAACCTTTACCGCACATATAAGGATTGGATGGGTAATATTTATTCGGATGATATTATGCAATCTAATTATTTTATTTCGCAGATGGGGTTCGATTCTATTCCTGCAGACATGATTGACAGTACCGTGATCGAAGAAGCTCGAGCGGGGGGAGCTTCCAATTCGTCTTTTTTGAGAGAATACGCGGCTCAATTTACCGATGGGAGCGATAGCTATTTTAGCGCAAAGAAAATGCATCAATGCACTATTCCAGATGGGGAAAAGCAACACACTTTAGTGAAAGGGGAAAAGGATAAAGAGTATATTTTGGCTATTGACCCCAGTTTCAGCAATAGCCCCTCATCGGACTTTTTTGCTATGTCTGTGCTGGAGTTGGACGAAGAAAAAACCACGTTTTCTACGCTGGTACATGGGTATGCTGTTGCGGGGGGAGACTTGAAGGATCATATTAAATACCTACATTACTTGGTTAACCATTTCAATTTCTCAATGATAATTATAGATAACGCGGGGTATCAGTTTATAGACAGCGCCAACGAATCTGAATTATTTCAAACCTCCCGTACCGAAATTAAATTTTTTGATTTCAACAGCGACAAAGAAGGAGTCGATTATCAAAAGATGCTTTTGGGGGCGAAACGTCAATACAATAAAAAAGAAAATATAATCTGCTTCAAACAGTTGTTTTCCACCACTTTCCTGCGGGAAGCTAACGAATATCTACAGGCCTCTATTGATCATAAGAGAATTTGGTTTGCTTCTCGTACCGCGGCTTGTGGGAGTTTTTTCGACAAGGTATCGGCTCAAGCCGTCCCTATAAAATTAATGCCTTACGAAAACAAAGGGGATTTAATAGAGTTTCAGGATGATATAGTTTACCAATCAAAGAAGCAATGCGCTCTTGTAGAGGTGAAAACTACAGCAAAAGGTACCCAAACCTTTGATTTACCCCAACACCTTAAGAGAAGTACCTCGGCAAACCGGGCTCGCAAGGATAACTACACGACTTTAATGTTAGGGAACTGGGCTGTTAAGTGTTACAATGACCTTAAAAATACTAAGGTGGAGCAAAATAATCATACTTTTACTCCCAGAATGATAGCTTAGGTGTAAAAATAAAGTAAAATATGGCGGTAAGGAAGAAAACGGAACAAGGTGCGGAACCACTCATGGCGAAACATGAAACAGTGGCTACCGCTACACGGACGCGTAGGAACAAAGCCGCTGACATTGTACGGACCGACCGGTTCAGGAATATAGAAAACGGTATGATACCGTTTAAGTATACCCGAGGAGTCGCCAATACGTCAAACATAGACATCAGGGATACCATTATTCTCTGTCAAAAGGCCTATTATAACTTCTCTGTCTTTAGGAATACTATTGACCTAATGACGGAGTTTTCAATTAGTAATTTATATTATACAGGAGGAAGCAGAAAGTCTCGGGAATTTTTTGAAACCTTATTTAAGAAAATAAATATTAATGATTTTCAAAGCAGGTTTTTCCGCGAGTATTATCGCTCGGGAAATGTTTTTGTTTATAGGTACAACGCGAAGGTAGATAAAAGCGACGCCTTTAGGATGAATCAAACTTTTGGATTATCTGAAGCCTCGGAAGATATTGAAATTCCGGCGAAGTATATGATACTTAATCCTTCCGATATTCAGTTGCAGGCGAGCATTTCCTTTAGTAGTGGCATTTATTACAAGGTTGTCACTGATTACGAACTGCAAAGATTAAGACATCCTCAAACGCAAGAGGACAAGGAAGTATACAATAGTCTTCCCGAGCAAACTAAAAAATTAATCCAAGATACTCAGAGAACGGGGATGGCAGCCATCACTATACCCCTTGATACCGATAAGCTTATTGCTGTTTTTTACAAGAAGCAAGATTACGAACCTTTTGCTGTTCCAATGGGGTATCCAGTGTTGGAAGACATTAACTGGAAACAGGAAATGAAACAGATGGATATGGCAGTGGCTCGTACGACTAATCAGGCTATTCTATTGATAACCATGGGAGCGCGACCGGAAGATGGTGGAGTTAACCAGAAGAATTTAATGGCTATGCAGAAGCTCTTTGAAAATGAATCTGTGGGTCGCGTCCTCATTTCGGATTACACAACTGATGCCAAATTTGTTATTCCTGACATAGGTAACATTTTGGATCCCAAAAAATATGATGTAGTCAATCAAGACATACAAATGGGGTTAAACAACATTTTATTGAGCGACGAGAAGTTCGCTAACACCAGCATCAAAGTGCAGGTGTTTATGGAAAGACTTAAACAAGGAAGAAGGGTTTTTCTCGAAAACTTCCTGATGCCGGAAATTAGAAGGGTAGCGAAAGAGATGGGTTTTAAAAATTACCCTGAGGCTCATTTCGAAGAGGTGGACTTGCGGGATACTTCGATTTACTCAAGAGTATATAGCAGGTTGATCGAATTGGGAGTATTGACGCCAGACGAAGGTATCCAAGCTATCGAATCGGGTCGATTCCCAACGTCTGAAGAATCACTTGAATCACAGAAGAGGTTTCAGGAGTTGAGAAACGAGGGTTTGTACGAACCAATTATTGGGGGTCCTAAAGCTCCTCAAATGACGGGAAGACCCGGAGGAGCGAAAGGGCCAAAAGAGACAGATAAAAAAACCCCAGTCGGAACAAAGGTCGGGACAAAAGCCGCGTTGAACTTTAGCTTGTCTCAAATACAGGAAAATTTGAATCTATCAGATAAGTTAAATTTAGAAGTAGAAGCTTCTTTGAGACAGATTCACAAACGAAAAAGATTAAGCAAGCAGCAAAAAGAGGTGGCGCGCGAAATAACCAATATAGTAATAGCTAACGAGGACCCTCCAAGTTGGTTAGCCAAAGCAGGACGGTATGCAGCCGAACCTACAGATAGAAACCACGAAAGAGTTAAGAAAGTTCAAGATGTTGCTTATGAGCATCAAGTGGATGACTTCTTAGCGGGAATATTATATGCGAGCGCTCATGAAGGAGAAAAGTAATGGCTCAGTCGAGAGTAATTTACAATTGTCAGGCCTTGTACGTTGGACCCGCGCCGGAGACCCAGTACAACTTTTTTAATTACGAAGGGGGGAGAGCTACAAATGATCATACCGATCTTCACAAAAAGATAAATCGTCTACATAGCATTGATAGGGTTCAGTCTGTTAGTTATTCCATTAATGTTCCCCATACTGATATAGTTCAACTTAATAAAAGGGGGATAGTGGACAGGCCCATCATAAACCCTCCAAGTGTAAATTTAAACTTTGATTATCTCCTGTGCGGTACAAAAAACGAAGCTCGATTGGGGTTTGATGTAAATTATCCTTTGTTTAATTATCCTTTTGATGGACAACCTTATCATCCTGATAATTTGTCGGTTTCTTTATTGAGCGGTTTTTTCCAAGAAAACAAAAACTCCAGAACAAAAAGATGGTGGCAGGATTTTCCTGTGAATTTATATCGGGATTGTAGAAATATATATGTAGCCGTCAATCAAGAGGGAAATGATATCGACCAAAGTTATTTTAAGGAGGATTTTACTCAACCCGACCTTTATCAAGGAATAGATGATAACGCTCCGGATTATCACGTGGTCTCCTTTGGAAATTGTTATTTAAATTCTTACTCAACAGAAGGAAAGGTTGGAGGATTTCCAAGCGCTTCGGTTTCTTATACGGCTTACAATGTAAATTTTGACATGAGCGGTAGCGGTTTTTTAGACTCTAATATAGAAACCAAAAGCGGAACTATAAGCCCCGAAAAAGATGTCGTAATTCCTCGCGTTTTGGCGGAGGAAGGTTACCCGGCATTAAAACCCGGCGACATTAAAATAACGACAGATTCCTTTTCTGGATTGGGTGTGGATTTCAACGAGCTTCATCTCCAGAGTTACAATATTGAAATCAATTTAAATAAGGAACCTTTAAATAATTTAGGGTATAGGTATCCCGTAGATAACCGACCCAATTCTCCGGTTTTCGCCAACTTAAAGTTGGAAGGTATCGTGGGATCTGGCAGCAGCGGTTCTTTAATCGATTTGATTAGCCTTAATAGCGGTTACGACTTCACTATTAAGGTCGATCCTGCCGGATGTGTTAAAAGTGTAGCGCCCCCTATAAACGCGGGAGCTATACCAATCAAAAGACAAGACGAAGCTTTGAGATATTCTTTTGTAGGGGCCAAGCTTAATGATTTCGGTTACGACACATCAATTGGCCAAAATAAAGTCTTTAACGCGTCTTTCAATGTGGAGATAGATCCGGACGACCGAAGTAATGGGTTTTTCATAAGTGGGGTTTTAGGCGCTGAAAAGGTGGAGGATTTTATTTTGTTGGAGGGCGGAGACGATGACAGGTTCTATTTACAGCAGGAAACAAAAGATTTGTTCGTAACAAATCTCGTTCCTCCATATTAAAAAGTGTATATTATAACAAGGTATAAGGAAAAATGGCAAATAAAAAGATAACCCAGTTGAACACGGTAGATTCTGCGATAGGTATCGGAAGCGAATCTATGTTTCCAGTAGCTTCAGGTTCACCCACGGATACTTATTTAACATCGAAGGTGTCCGCGGTCGATATAGCTAAATATGTTCTTAATCCAATGCCTGTAGGTGGGAGCACTGACCTATCGTCTATTGGTTTTACGGGTAGCAGCAACATTAAGTTCAAGAAAACTAATTGGGAAAATGCGAGTACGAATGTCGCAGTTAACCCATATCTACAAGTAAGATTGGATGATGGACAATTAATAACAGGAAGTGGTGCGGCAGTTCCTGCGGCTCTTGGGGATGAAATGGGCAACTGTACAGCCACAGAGGATCTTAAGATGCAGGGGCATAACATTATCAGAGCTAATGAAATTTATTTTGGCGGGACGAGTAGTGACGATTATGCTGTTATTGATTACTCATATTACGCTGGAAGCCCTCAATTAACTATACTAAAAATTCGATCTGATGATCTTACCTTATCGGGAACAAGACACGTAAGCATAAGCGGTCAAGCTTTAGATTTAGCGAGTACTCCAATTTCTGGAGATGTTACTATAACCGGTGGAGACCTTGAAATTGATCCGGCAAATAAGTTAATAGTAAATGAGATTAGCACTTACACAATGGCAACTGCAGATGACCCTGCAATTTTGAGCATTTCCGGTTCAGCCAGATTTTTCACATGGGAGACCGATGCTCCATTTGAGGGTGGAGCTTCTGGAAATGTTGATTGGAAAGACTCAAATGTTCAATTCGATTCAACCAGTTCTGCAATTAATTATTATTTTAAAAATGTTAGAGACGGACAGACTATGACGATGTATGTTCAAAATACTCACTCCTCCACTTCTTTCACACCCACGTTCACAAACGAATCGGACTGGGGAAATGGATTAGGGGGGAACGATTATTATGCTCCTCCGGTGCCGGTATTATGGTCTTTTCCCACTGGGGACACTGTAGCTGCTATGAAGGAACCTCCTCTTCTGGCAGCGGGAACCACGAATGTTTATACGTTCGTAAATATTAAAACAGGAATCTTCGCCGCAGCGATAACCGGATATGTTTACTAATGTCATTAGATGTTCCAACAGCTTTCTGGAAAACTGACGCAGCGCCCGCTGTTGTGGAAGACCTTAGTATTGATTGGACGACTTCATTAGCTGCGAGTTACGCGGCCGACAACACAGTCCCGGGATACGATTATTATAATAGAAATCAACCCACAGACAAGGATAATTACCCCATTGACCCCTCGGGGTTAGCTCAAACTTTTCCGTGGACCATAGGGGATACTAATAGAGTTCCTTTTATTACCATAGACGTTAACGGATACGATGATTATTTTTATAATCAATATTATGATATAAATTGGCAAGGAGACACTGTTAATGAAGAGGGGGGTTATTATTGTACTTCTTTTTTCGGCTGGAATCAAGGCGTGGAAGGTACTTTCGATGGAACTTATATAAATTTTGCAGATTTTCACGAATCTAATCCGTGGAAAACCAAGGTTAAAACAAATGGAGTACACGAGATACAACTTTTTTTTGAGGCGGATATGGCTACGGCAATTCAGACTGGTACTGGGGGGGAAGCTGACGGTGAAGGTGAACCTTTAATAACAAAACAAGACTGGGACATTTCTCATCCTACCGGTCCTGAGGCATTTCAAGTTTTTAATAAATTCATTCAAAGTGGCGACGCCACCGGGACGTTTAGTATAAGCGCAGCACAAGCCGGAAAAGATCTACAAATAAAAGTTTCTGGATTAGCTGAGGATGCGCTAACAGATATAGCAGGGTCGCCTTATTATATGGATAAAGCTCCTAGTTATGACGCCATGACCCTCTACGTAAAGCATCCAAACGACTCTAGTACTTTTGTGTGTTCGGGTGAGTCTCCTGCTGACGAAAGAAATGTTCGTTCATTAAAAGTGAGTGAAAATTACGATCAACAACAAGTAAAGCTTTATGCAGGAAGTGATTTAAGCACCATAGTAAACGCGCAATCTGTTTACGCAAATGCGAACAAAGGGCAACCTAGAGGCACCACTTCGGAAGACATCGATCAAAACAAGAGAGATTGGCCCGGACGGTATGTGACTTCAAATGGAGTGGGAACTTTTACGGTTGCGAACTTGACAGCGGGAACGCATGAAATTGAAATAAAAGCATCCACTATAGATGGGGTATATAATAGCGGTGCTTTTTATGGGTTTGAATTTAGGTTAGTTGATTAAAAGTTATGGCTATTACAAGATACGCAGGCGATAGATTCACAATAGCCCCAACGGATACTAAACCGACGGGGGTTATGCCGGGAGCTTTTCTTGTTGACTCCGGGAATCAAACCTCGTTTATCAAGACTGGCTATACTGTAGACCCATGGGCGCAAATTGCTGGTGGAGGGGGCGGCGGAAGTCCCGGGGGATCTAATACCCAAGTGCAGTTTAATAATAATGGGTCCTTCGGCGGCGATGCCGACTTAACCTTCACAAATAGCAATCAACTTAATGTTAACAAATTAAGCATAGCTGGGAATGTCATAGACTCCAATAGTTCCATTGGTGAAGGAGGAATGGTTCTCACCAATGAAGGAGCAACCGGCGTTAACTGGAAAAATATTGAATCGGTTCTCTCCGGAGTAGGAGGTTCCGGCGTTGCAAACTATGTAGCTCGTTGGTCTGACGAAGATACTTTAACTTCGGGAACTATTTATGATGATGGTAATGTCGGCATCGGGACTACTGCACCATCAAGACTTCTTACAGTAGAAAATAATACCTCTACTGTAGTTAACCAATCTCAATTAAGAATTAATAATGCTGGCGCTGGAGATGCTTACGTCTATATGTATGCTGGGACTGATTGGTCATTCGGTATAGACAATAGTGATGCTGATAAGTTTAAGTTTAATACTTCCAATGACGTAAGTGACGGAACAGAAGTTTTAACTCTTCAAAGGGATGGTAATGTCGGTATAGGAACCGACGGCCCCCTTCATAAATTACAAGTTGACGGTGCCGCTTTCATTAGCGGAACAGTTTTAATACCCAATGGCACTAATTATTTTGGCGCTTATAACGCGGCAGGAAACAACTTTATTAAAGCGATTTATGTTAGCTCGGATGATGACATAATAGTAAATGATTCTAATCTTCAAGGCAACGCAATAATAAGGGGTGACACCATAAACGTACAGCCTTTCGACGCGCTAGGGGTGCCACGGTCTACGTTTTTTGTTACGGGTGCAGGAATAGGTGTCCCGGGAAGTGTGGGTATTGGGATCGCCACTGAGGTACCACAGCATACTCTTCATGTTTCTGGTGACATGCAGGTAAGCGGTTACTTTTATGACTCTATAAGCTCCACGGGAGTTGATGGTTACGTCTTGACGAGTAAGGAAGATGGTCCACAATGGAAAATGATTGAAGACGTTCTTTCGGGGGTTGGTGGTAACGGCACCGCGAACTATATTCCAAAGTGGGAAGATGAAGATACAATTGGAAATTCGATTATTTATGATGATGGTGACGTGGGAATCGGAACTGATAATCCGGGGTATAAGCTGGACGTAAGTGGAGACGGCCGTCTCGTTTCGCCTATACCTCTATCTCTGGAGCGCCCCACTTATGAACCTGTTCATTTTGGGTTTACTTCTGACGGGTCTGATCACCATATGTACCTCAAAGCGACAAGTGCTGCGGCAACATATCCATTAACTCAATTAAGATTTGGTGTGTCAACAGCCGACACTCTAATCATTACCGATAACGGCAGGGTCGGAATCGGGACTGATGCGCCAGCTGCAGCGTTAGAGGTTAATGGAATCGTCAGGATTTTTGACTCAACCGCCCTCAAGGGAAATATATCTGCATTAAACACATCAGATCAAGGTGTTCCGATGGAAGTAAGAGCAGAGTATATTGCGCTTAGGCCGTCAGCAAGTTCCCCAAGCACGACTCATCCAGAGGCGATGCGAATTGCTACGGGAGGCAATGTTGGTATAGGAACAACTGCTCCTAGTTCAATACTAGAACTTAACGCAACGGCTCCTGAACTTAAATTCAAGGATGGCTCAACGGGATTGATAACGGTAGGCCACGACGGGAGTAATGCTTCGGTTACCAATCTCAAAGGCTCCCTTCACTTTAGAACTGTCGAAGCAAGCTCGGAT